AGTGGGACAATTTCTACAGGAACACTAGCGTGATCTAATATGCTTTGTTTACATGCTTGATAAGCAATGTCTTCGCGGCTGTCCCAACCGATAAAGATTTTTAGTGGTTTAACTTCTTCGTTCAATATCTTCCTCCACGCATTTGCTTCCTTGTTGTATTTCAAGTATGTGAGTAGGTTCTGTTCCGGGATTGCTTGCTTGGTGCCATACTTCAACACCTATGTCATAAGTTTGTGTAGTAGCAGTTAACAATATACTATGTTTTATATTTTTATATTCAGTGTCCATCTTACAAACACCTTCTAGTATTGTCCACTGTTCTGAACGTTTAAAATGTTTTTGATCGCTTAAACTTTTACCGGGATAGATTACAAGTTCTTTTACTTTGTAACCTTTTTCTGGCTTGTCATCTAGCACACGCCAGTAGCCCCAATCGCGTTCTGTCTTTTGTGTTTTCCATTCATCAAGTATCCAACTACTTGAATTCATTTTGTCAGTACCGCCTACTCCAAATTCAAACGAAAGATTTTCATCTTGGATGTCCATTTCTGGAATATTTTCTGATGTTCTATCGCCGCCGTTTGCAAACACAATGTGTGCATCTGGATACATCATCCTTACATTTTTAATTGCTTCTTTAGATGAATTGTCATTGTCATCAAACAATAGACAATGTTCAACCATTTTTAAATTTTGTATGATAGATATACGATCGCCCCCATGCATAAAGGGACGACCTTTTTTTCGTGTAAGCCATGCATCTGAGTTAACCCCGACAACCAGTTTATCTCCTAATTGTCGAGCTGCTTTAAAATATGCAATATGTCCGGCGTGTAGCGGGTCAAAGCCGCCTGTGACTAAAACTACTTTCATGTAGATATTTATATGTGCAGTTTATACACTAATGAGTATATTGAAAAATAATCAAACTGCTATTTTTTCATCCATATGTAATCTCTTCTATGATTTTCTATAAATCTATAGCTTAAATTATCTAAAATCTTTTCTAAGATGTTTTTTTGTTTCTTATTTTCAATTTCTATTATAATAACAGGACTATACAATTTTAAAGTCTTTACTGCACCAAGTAATACTTCTTCTTCGAATCCTTGTGTATCTATTTTTATTAAATTAGGAATGAGATCAAAATCATCTAACCTTACAATTTGTATTTTTTCTTTAATGATATCATCAAAATCTTCAAAGTCTACAAAACTATAAGCACCGCAATTTACACTATTGGCAGGAATTTTTATATTTAAAATATTTGAAGTATTGCCGACGCCATTTTTAAAACAAGTTACGTTATTAAATGTGCTAGTATTTTTTATTAAACATTCAAAGTTTGTAGTAACAGGTTCAAAACTAAAAACAGTATTAAATTTAGATGCAAATCTTACAGAGTGTAATCCTATATTTGCACCGATATCAACTGCACAATTAAAATTATTAATATAATTATATGCTTTATCTATTGTTGCTTGCTGGTAAGTAGTTATAGGAAACTCATCTACACTAGACTGAAAATGTGTATCTATATCAGGAAAACTCCATCCTTTATAATCTATCATAGTTTTGTTTCTCATGTTGTATAATTGTTATACCATTTTAAATACTTATCTTTAGTTTTTTGTTCACCCTTAAGAGTTAGGAATGCACTTGAATTTTTGTTTTTACCAATTGCCATCCAAGACTGATCTAATTTTTTAAACTTAAATGTGTCTGCTAATTGAGATAGTATAGTTTGATCTCTGCCCCATTTCCATTTGTTAAAGGGTAACGAATTTAATTGCGATGCATATTCTTGTCTAAATCCGTTATCATTAAATGTAACAAATCCTGCTAGCCATCTGTTTTCTTTATGATGTTGTAGTACATATTGTTTTTTAAATAATTTTTCAAATGCAGTTTTTTCCATTTCTCTAGTACAGATACTGTCTGCATCTAGCGTGATTACACGTTCGTTTTTAGAAAATTTATCTGCAACTGCTAAAAATCTTACACACTGTAAATATGATATTTTAGACTCGTCAGATACAAAGTTTACTTGCTCAGACGTTATATCTACATTATCTAACTTATTATCTTTTGTAGGGTTTACAATATGACAATGTAATTGTATCCAAGGATTGTGACGCTGTATACTAGACAGTAACAGAACTGCCCATTGGTCATAATATGCTTGATCGCATCCTATGAGAATATTATAAAGAGGCATCTTCCATTCCTGCAACTCTCAGATTTAAATGTATTGCCATTCTTTCCAACGTTCTTTGTCGCTTTTGCATCTTTGTCTAATAGTATAATCAGAAACATTAAAATAATTAGATGCTGTTGTCACTGTTTCAAATATACCTTCTGGTGTATTTATTTGTTTAGCATTGGGGTGATTTCCGCCTTTTAAAGAATTTTTTCGTCTTTGTTCTGCACCGTCTTTACCGAATATTTCCTCCCAGGTTCTGCCTTTTTTAGCAAGACTCATTTTTTCTCTCTGTTCAGAAGAAACAGTTCTGCCTTTTAATTTATTTCTAATTTTATTAATTCTTTCTTGAGAGTATTTCATTCCTATTTGATGAGAATTTCCTGTTTGGCTTCTTTTTTCTGCCATCTTAGCAATTCTTTCATCGGTCTCTTTAGTTAACCCTGTTTGCCAAGATTGATATGTTTTGGATTTTCCTTTTAAAGAATTAGAAATCTTTTGTTTGTGATCTTCAGTAAACACTCTAGTTTTGCCTTTTTGAGACGGAGGCTGGGAGTGTATCGTTATATTTGTTAATATTCCATTTGGTTCTTTTCCGATACGACCTAACTCTAAAATAAGTTCTTCTTCTAATTTGTAGGCTGTTTCTTCGTCTAAATTTTTTAAAAAAATATCTACGATAGGAGATAACTCGCAAGAAAAAATTTCATTTATTATTTTATCCTTGCGAGGATTACAAGTTTTAGAACTATTTTTTAAGTGTTTAAACGCACGAGCATCTTTACCTTTACCCACGTAGAATGGCATATTAGTTCTAGGATCTACGAGTTTATAAACATAATAATTATTCATGATAAATACCTTTTGTCTAGTGTATTTATCAAACCGAGGCATCTTCCATTCCTGCACACCGCAGTTTAATTACATTATTGATAGAGAAACCCTTTGAGTCGAGTCCTTTTAGTAAACCTAACCATTTGTTACGCATTAGTGCAAACTCGTTGATAATCTTTTCGTAGTCAACAACATCTGCCTCACCGTCTACGTATTTTTCAACGTCACGACTGCTTAATGCTCGTTGATAGTTTTCGAGGTATTTCTTAAAATACGAACTACGCAATCTACGTAGTTCGATATTTAAATAGTTGAGGATTGCTTCGATCTCTTGGAGTTGATTAAAGCGTTGTTCAACAATGCCTGGCATTTCAGCCGCAGCACGTTCTACATTACCTTTGAGTTTGACCTCATGTTTTGCAGACAACAGTTCGTTTTCATAATGCGCTACTGCATCAGGAATTTTAGAAATGTCACGCGATACGATTGAATACCAGCCCATTATTAATCCTCATCTTCCCATGAATCGTCATCAGCAAAATTTTCTTCGTCGATATCTAAGAAGTAATTAATTGCACCGTCTAGCACCGCATCAGAACCTAGTGTATTAGTTAGGGTGTCATCTGCTACGCCGTAGTCAGCTAGCAAATCAACAAACCGCTCTGCTGCAAGTTCATGATTCTTTTTATCAATGTACTCTTTAAATAAAGTCCACACTTCTACAATTTGACTCTCGTCCATAGATTATTCCTCAAAAGTTTCTTCGATTAAATCAGCTGTATCTTCAACAACTTCACCGGTATTTACCACAGTAGCTGTTTTTTCTTTGTACTCTGACATAATCATTTCAAGTTTAGGACCATTCCATTGCTTACGATAATCGATATGCTCGACACCAGCTAAGTCAACATACTTGAGTCGATTGCCTTGCTTAACCAATAAGTTTTTCTTCTCAAACAATTCAACTAAACCAGAGTAAGGATTCATACCAGTTTCATAAGGAATCTTAACCTGCACACCTTCAAACGGTTTTGCATAGCGTGTCTTCATTACTTTACAACCTGCACGGATACCCATAACTTCTGTGATCTTATTGCCGTCTTCGTCTTCTTTTAACTTCATCTTTTTCATTGCAACAACAATACTTGATGCATAGATAAAGCCACTACCGCCTGAGATCTTATCATCTGGGTCAAACATGTCCTGCGATGCATATGTGTGGTTAGTACAAACTAGTCCAACATTGTAGCTGCCGATCATGTTTACAGTGTTACGAACTAATGAAGTAAGTGCTTTAGGCTTACGACCCATATCGCCCTTCATATCACCCTTTTGGAACTGATCGACGTCAGTAGGTGTTAGTAACATACCCAAGCTGTCAATAACAAACAATACTTTAGGACGATCTTCTTCGTTCATTGCTTTGTAGTCAATCATGAAAGTTGAGATAGTTTTTGCTACGTCATCAATCATTGCCATATTAAGTTTAAGCAATTTGTCTTCGCCAGTCTGCACACCTAGTGCATGCAACCAGCTTTCGTCAAGTGCATTCTCTGAGTCAACTAGGACTACATAGATACCTTGCTCTTGTGCGTTCTTTACAATGTTGCCACTGCAAAAATACGACTTGCCTGCACCTGATTCGCCTGCGAATACAGTTACTTTACCCAACGGAACACCTTTGTTAAAGTCTCCTGAAATAAGCAAGTTTAATGCGTATGATCCTGTTGAAATCCAATCAGTAGGATCGTTAAATCCAGCACTCACGCCTGAGATACTTTTAGTCAAGTCCTTACGGAACTTACTAACATCAAATGATTTAGCCATTATTTCTCCTATTTAAAGCCAAGATAACTAGGGCGTATGCTTATAGCACAGAGGCCCTAGCCGTGTTGTTTATTAACCTTGTTGACGTGCGCGGATCATCGCTAGGATGTCGCCTGCACCACCAGTTGCTGCCGGGGCAGGTGCTGCTTGTGCTACTGGAGCAGGTGCTGCTTGTGCTACTGGAGCAGGTGCTGCTTGTGCTACTGGAGCAGGTGCTGCTTGTGCTACTGGAGCACTTTGGCTAGTTGCAGTTGCACCCACACTTGCGGCTTTCATAGGATCGCCTGTGCGAGCTTGCATACCGCTTGGTCGGAAGTATTGGCTCCAACGATCTGCATCATATGCTTCACCATCTACTGATGCTTCAAACATTTCTTTCATCACTTTAATAGCAACGTCGTCTGGCTTCTTAGGAAGGAAGTCATTCATGTTATACAATCCATGAGTCTGAACTGCTAACATTTCTGCATCACTCAGTGGACGCTCGCGACGTGCCCAATTACTTGTGCCGTA